ACCGTCAACGCTTTTGCTGACACTATTCAGAAGAGCCTGTCGATTGGTGATCTTGTCGAGGTCGGAAACACAAAGATCGGACTCCAGTTCCTTCAGGTCACCGAGCTTGGTGACTTGACGATGGCTCTAAACGTTTATTCCTTTAGCGTCACTTGTGACGATGAGGTCAAACTCGCAGCCAATACGCGAACCCCTTATCTCGCCCGTTATTGGGAATTCCACAACAGCACGGACCTTCCTCCGGGGCAAAGCGACTACGTTTTCGGTTTCGGAAACACCGCAGCCCAGGACGAAATGCACATCGTTGTCGTGGATGATGATGGACAGTTTACGGGCTCGCCCGGAACGATCCTCGAAGTCTATCGAAACGTCTCACGCGCAACGGATGCAAAGACCGCTGACGGATCAACAAACTACTACAAAAATATCATCAACCAGTCTTCGCGCTACCTCTGGTGGGCGAATGACCGGACAACGGCTGTTTCAAACACTGCCAACTACATCATGAGCGCAAGCTCAACCGAACCTCTGTCCATGAAGATGGTCGGCGGATCGGATGGACCGGACGAATCAACAGTTCCGTTTGCAACGCTTGCCTTCGCATACGACATGTTCCAGTCGTCAGAAGACATCGACATTTCTCTTGTTCTACAAGGAAAAGCCCGTGGTGAGGGGGTTTCTCACTACGCGCAACTTGGCAACTATATCATTGATAATATCTGCGAAGCCCGAAAGGACTGCGTTGGGTTTATTTCTCCCAACAAGGCCGATGTGGTTTCAAACATCAATGAAGAAACCAATGATGTCGTTGACTTCCGTAATAATCTGAGAAGCACGTCTTACGCGGTTCTCGACTCCGGTTACAAATATCAATACGACAAGTATAACGACCTCTATCGGTGGATTCCCTTTAACGGGGATATTGCGGGCCTTTGCGCACGCACCGATCAGACGAATGACCCATGGTGGTCACCGGCTGGTCTTAACCGAGGCATGATTAAGAACTCTGTTCGTATTGCCTTTAATCCTCGTAAAGCACAGCGGGATATTCTCTATAAGAACGGTGTTAATCCGGTTGTTAGCACACCCGGACTCGGCGTCTATCTCTTTGGTGATAAAACCCTTCTTGAAAAGCCATCGGCGTTTGATCGTATCAACGTGCGACGACTCTTCATTGTTTTGGAAAAAGCTATCGCTGTCTCTGCTAAATATACATTGTTCGAGTTTAACGATGACTTTACCCGAGCCCAGTTCCGAAATCTCGTCAATCCATTCCTTCGGGATGTTAAGGGCCGACGCGGTATTACGGACTTCTTGGTTGTTTGCGACTCAACAAACAATACCCCTGAAGTTGTGGATCGAAACGAGTTTATTGGCGACATCTATATCAAGCCAGCACGTTCGATTAACTTCATTCAGTTGAACTTCATCGCGGTTCGCACGGGCGTAGCCTTCAGCGAAGTCGTCGGCAAATTCTAAGTCAAGGAGACAGATAAATGGCGTTTAATATACAGACTTTTAAATCCTCATTTGCGGACGGAGGAGCCCGACCTACTCTATACGAGGTTCAGGTCTCCTTCCCGAATGTGGGCGACTCCCCTGAAATCCTGGGCGCTGACGGCACACTGGCATCAAACAAGCTGATGTTTACGTGTTCGGCAGCCAACCTCCCGACATCGCGTCTCGGCGTTATTGAAGTCCCGTATTTCGGACGAACGATTAAAGTCGAAGGTAATAGATCATATCCTGAATGGGTAGTTACGATTATCAACGACGAATCCTTCGTTGTCCGCACAGCCTTGGAAGCATGGCACGCAAAGATCAACTCGATTGTTCCGAACGTCATGGACCCAAGCTATGCAGACGGCAGCTATAAGGTTTCAGGCTTGGTTCGACAGTATGCCAAGTCGGGAAGCAATGGCGGAGCCGAAGGCGACGTTCTCCGAATGTATGAACTTTGGGGCATGTTCCCGACCGATGTTGGAGAAATCCGTCTCGGATGGGATCAGCGCGATCAGCTTGAATACTATCAGGTCTCATTTGCCTTTGATTGGTGGACTGTTGTTCAGAACACCGATCTCTCGGTTGCGTTGGGCACTGTTGGCGGTCAAGCAATCCCTCTCGCACCGTAATTCTATAGCATTGGAGAACTAAGTGGCTAAGAAATCCCTTATGGAAGCGGCGACCGACTTTTTTGGGTTTAGTATTAAACGACCCAAGCAAGACGCGGAAGCCCAACTCCCATCGTTTGCACCCAAACTGCAAGATGATGGGGCGACCGTCGTTGCCGCAACCGGGGGGTTTTATGGCACCTACGTGGACCTAGACGGCACGGTGCGAACCGAAGCCGAACTTGTCACAAAGTATCGGGACATGTCCTTTCATCCCGAAGTTGATGCCGCTATTGAAGACATCGCCAACGAAACGATCATTACCGAAGAAGGCGAAAAGACTGTTCAAATCCTTTTAGACGATATTCCTAATATGTCTCGGAGTATCGGCAAGAAGATTGAAGAAGAATTTGAATCTGTTCTTCGCCTTCTCGAATTTAATACAAAATCCTATAACGTGTTCCGACGCTGGTATATCGATGGGCGTCTCTATTACAACGTTATTGTAGACCCCAACGATCCTCTATCGGGCATCAAAGAGATGCGGTTCCTCGACCCACGTCGCATCCGAAAGATTCGGGAAGTGACGCAGGTTCGGGATAAGACTAATCCCCAGCTTATTCTACCTAAAACCGTTAATGAATACTACATCTATACCGATAAGGATATTTCCCAAGGCGGCAACAAGAGCATAGTTTCTCAGTCTGCAACGCAGGGTATTCGAATCGCCAAGGATTCGATTGTGCATTGCACAAGCGGCGTCAACGATGCCGAAAATAAGATGGTGTTGGGCTTCCTGCACAAAGCAATCAAGCCGCTCAACTGTTTGCGGGCGCTCGAAGACGCCACAATTATCTATCGTATCTCCCGTGCCCCCGAACGTCGCGTCTTTTACGTGGACGTGGGCAACCTCCCAAAGATCAAAGCCGAACAGTATATCCGTGACATGATGGTCAAGCACAAAAATAAACTTGTGTATGATTCTGCAACTGGCGCGATCCGTGATGATCGTAAATTCATGACGATGATCGAAGACTATTGGATGCCCCGGCGTGAAGGTGGACGCGGAACGCAGATCGAAACTCTCAAAGGCGGTGAAAACCTGGGCGTCATGGAGGACGTGCTTTATTTCCAAAAGAAGCTTTACAACTCTCTGAACGTCCCGGTTGAACGCCTTGATCCCGAAAAGGGATTTTCCTTCGGCCGCGTTGGGGAAGTCACACGCGAAGAAGTCAAGTTCGCAAAGTTTATTGACCGTATTCGGTTGCTATTCTCAACCCTATTTCTCAAGACGCTTGAAAAACAACTGATCCTCAAGGGGCTTGTCTCGCCCGATGAGTGGCAAGAATTCCAGAGCGAGATTAAATTCCGCTTTCTACAAGACAACAAATACGCCGAACTCAAGGATCAAGAACTCTTATTGGGCCGCATGAACGTGCTCAACTTAATGGCCCCGTTCGTTGGCCGTTTCTATTCCAACACCTGGATTCGTAAGAACCTTCTCAAACAAGACGACGAAGAGATCGAGATGATCGATTCCGAAATCTCGAAAGAACTTACGATGGATCAATACGCTCCATCCATCGACATGATGAACCCCGCCGTTGATGGCGGTCCCGGTCAAGGTGGCGGAGCCCCTCCAGGCGGCGGTATGCCCCAACCCGGCCAGCCAAGCGGACAGATGCAACAGAAGCCACCGCCCGGTCAAGGCGGACAGAACGGCAAGCCCGGAAGCAAACCCGGAATGGGTGGAAAACCGATGCCGAAAGCAGGCGGAGCCAAAAAACCTAACGGAAAACTGCAAGAGCAGTCCGAAGAATAAATAAAAGGAAACGCCATGAAACTCAACGAACTGTCAAAAAAGACTCTTGGATCATATGCCGCAAAAATACTGGACGAACCACAGGCAGGACAATCTGAAAGAAAACGCCGCAATCGCGCGGCTGGGTGGAAACAAGCCAGCGCAAAAGTTAAGAAAGAGGAAACCGATATGAGCGACAAAGACCTTCAGGAAAAGAATCAATTCCGCAAGAGCTTGCAGTCCTATTACAAGCAGAAGGAACATTCAAAGGGAGCTAAGGGCGACTATAAGTCATACAAAGGGCGTGCCGACGAGCCCAAGTATAAAGAACTTCGTCGCACGGTCAAAGAAGAAACCGAAAATCTTATTCAAGCCGTGGTCGATCAGAAGCCGCTCGATGCGAAAGACTCTTTTGATGCGATGATGAAGGACAGACTGGCGGATATGTTAGATGTCTATAAGGCGCATATCGCGGCTGACTCGTTCGGCGGCGAGAAGGACGACGAGCCCGAGGATGAAGAAAAATCAACCGATGACAAAGCCGACGACAAAGCAACCGAGGATGAGCCTGACCTCACTGATAAAGAAATTGAAGACCTACTTGGCGGACTCTCGGACGACGAACTCGAAAAGCTTTTGAAGGATATGGAAAACGAAGGCGGTATTGATCCCGATAAGGAGGTTGATGATGCCGGGGCCGTGGATGACACAACCGACGATGATGATAAGAAAGATGATGGTATCGCTGAAGGAAAAAAAGCAAAAAAACCAATGTCAAGAATTAAATACAAAGGTTATACACTTCGAGATGCCGCCGCTAAACAAGATAAAGACGACAAAAAGAACTCCTGTAAAGAAGAAACCGAAGAAATCGATCCATTTCAAGCGGCGATAAATGCTGTCAAAACCTATAAAGAAGGCTTCGACTTCAAGAAGAAATTCGGCAAAGACAAAGACGATGATAAGGACGATGACAAGGACGACGACAAGGGCGGCAAGAAAAAGTTCGACTTCAAGAAAAAGTTCGGTAAAGACAAAGACGATGATGACGATAAGGACGATGATAAAGGCGACAAGAAGGGTGATGGTAAGAAGCCAACCGCGACCTGTAGTTGCGATGAGGGAACACTCGTCGAAAAAGTCATTGCGAAATACAAATATAAGTCAGGCTTTACGCCAACGAACAAAGGCGTCGCTCTAAAGAAAGGGGCGGTCGATCTCAAGAAGCAAGCTTCAAAATATAAAGACTGGAAAGCAACCAAGGACTCGCAGGGTAAAGCCGCCGCCGACAAGACGCTTGAAGAAATCTCTGATGCGGCCAACACAAGATATATCAAAAAAGCCATCATGGATAAAAAGAACCATCCCGAAAACGCTCGTAAGAGAAGCGCGGGACTGAAACTTGCGGGCAAAACCTTCGCCAAAAATACCAACGAGTATATCAAACAAGGTTGGAAAGAAATCGGCGAAGATTATGACGATGATGACGGTAAGGAAACATCAACCCGCAAACTTGATCGTGTGAAAAAGAGCCTAGCCGCTGGAAAAGGAAAGAACCTACTCGATAAGCGAGTCGGCTCAGACTGGGGCGACGCCAAAAAGCAGAAAGCCCCTCAGAAATAAAGTGGATGTTGGACTTCACCCAGTTTTTCAGCGAGGCCCAAAAAAATCCGCCCGCCTTCGATCTTCTTATTGTCGGGGGCGGCGCGGGGGGAATGTCAGCAGCGATCAACGGAGCCTCCGAACGGCTCAAGGTGTGCATCGTTGACTCACATACGCACCTCGGAGGGCACGCGCGAGATAGCTGGGCGATTGAGAATTATCCGGGCTTTTCCCGTGGAATAACCGGCAAAAAACTATTCGATAACATGGCGGCACAAACCGGAAAGTTTGGAGCCTCCATGATTACCAACTCAACCGCCACGAAACTCAACAAGTTGGGAAGTGGGGGTTACGTGGTTACTCTTAAAGATGGCCGACAGGTGAAAGGCACTAACGTTATTATTTCAACGGGCCTCGATTATACGCCTATGCCAGTTCTTGAAAAAAAGTTTTTAGGCAAGGGCGTCTATTACGGAATGCCAAAAGAAGTTCTTAGTTCGGCGCATTTGCGGGCAGGCGCGGGGAACGTCGCAATCATCGGAGGGGGAAATAGCGCTGGTCAGGCCGCTATCCATCTCGCAACACATAAAGGCGTTACCGTCAACTTATTAGTGCGATCAAGTGTCGATAAGTCCATGAGTGGTTATCTCATTGATCGGCTCAAAGATTGTAAAAACATCAACATCTTAACAGGAGTTTCAGTGGAGAAGTGTGACGGCGACCATGAACTTAGATCGTTAACTCTCAGTGACGGCAAGAAACTGCCTGTGAATTGTGTGTTCGTTTATGCGGGCTCTCAGCCCCGAACAAACTGGTTGAAGGGCGCAGTAGACCTCGATGAAAAAGGATTTGTCAAAACCTGGAGAGAAGTTGACGCCGGTCTTCCCTATGAAACCTCTTTGCCCGGAGTCTTCGCAATAGGCGACGTGCGAGCCGGATCAGTCAAGCGCATTGCCGGAGCCGTAGGCGAAGGGGGCGCTGCTCTTCAAATGGTTCACGCCTACCGCGCGGCTTTACCGGCTGCGCCTCCCGAGGAAGTTACGCCCGTTGTCCAACAGCGAGCCCTTCCGCAAAAAGTTGTGCAACGAACCCCCTGCCGCTTTCCGTGGGATAAGGCCGAAGATGGGTCTAAGTGCGGGAAACGAGCAACCACTTATCCAAGGAGAGCCCGTTAAATGCGATCACTGCGAGCCATTATTCCGCTTGATGAAGGAAAGCTTAGAAAAGCTCTTAAAAATATTAAGACTAAGCTCAAAGCTGAATACGCGAAAGAAAAAGAAGTCTTTGATAACACCGTGGGCGAACAAGTCGCAATCGATTCGAAGGGATGGTTTTCAAGTTTCCGGTCCAAGAAATCTGCACCAGAGCCCAAAAAATCAGTCGCACCCGTTGAGACCCCATCCCCCGCGCCGGTCAAGTCAAAAACACCGAAACAAAAAGCCGAACAAACACGCGACCTGAGAAAAACGTTTCACGTTGAACCCGGTCGCACCAAGAAAACTGGCTCATTTCCACACAAAGAAGAAGTGGAAATTGATGAGAAGCGCGGCACAAGCAGTGGACAAGGAATTCTCAACCGTAATTTCGGGGCCATGAAGAATATTGATCTGAATAAAATGGTCATGGATACGTTGAAGCGGAAAGTAAAAGACAGAAGCGAAGCGATTGCCGCTCTACATACTCTGCCGATCCCTCAACAAAACGCCCTCGATAAAAACCACTATCGTCTCGGAGAGATGCACTATGACCCCTTTAACTGGGGGCTTAAGCACCTCGATAAATCAGACAAAAAAGAGAAGCCTGATCCATCGCGCGTCAAGACTCCCAAGAACTCAGTGCGCGAATATTTGAAATTTTTAGTAAGTAAGGAAAACGATTAATGGCAAACATTTCTTATAACGCGATTAGTGGAGGATCAAAAGTCTTGATCCGAACTCTAGGCAACTCAGGGGACGTGCAGGTTATCGGAAATAATTCTGTATCTAATCTCACTTCGAACGCAACAGAAACAGTCGTCGGAGCCACGATTAGTAAAGCAATTTATGGGTGCCCCGGAAACTCCTATTGGGCTGTTTATCGCGGCGCAAACCTTGCTGCGGTCTTAACCGGCAGTGGCACAATGGACTACGCTTTAACAGGCGATCCTACGGCCAACATTACCGCAAACCTCATTGGGGGCTCGGTCGGGGTTCTTGTGCTTGAAGTCTCCAAGAAATCAAGTTTTTAAAGGGATAAACTAATGCGCTTAATTTGCGAGCTAACAGAAAACGTTCACTGCATCTCCGAAGAGAAAGACGGCAAGAAAATCTTATATCTCGAAGGCGTCTTTATGCAGGCCGACATCAAGAACAAGAATGGGCGTCTCTATCCAACTGAAATTATGGGTAATGAAGTTTCCCGGTATATGAAAGAAACCGTGGCCGCAAATAGAGCCTATGGCGAACTCGGGCATCCCCAAGGCCCCCAGATTAATCTGGATCGCGTCTCCCACATGGTTGAATCCCTCCGAATGGACGGCAGCAACGTCGTCGGTCGGGCCAAAATCGTCGATACCCCCATGGGTTCAATCGTCAAGGGGCTCCTCGAAGGGGGCGCAAACCTTGGCGTCTCGTCCCGTGGCCTGGGTTCCCTGAAGCCGGTCAACGGACTGATGGAAGTTCAGAATGATTTTCGCCTCGTCACAGCCGCCGATATCGTCGCCGACCCCAGCGCTCCCGAAGCCTTTGTCAAAGGGATTATGGAAAACGTCGAATATTTCTATGCCCCGGACGGCACGATTAAGACCGAAGTGGCCGAAACCTGCAAGAAAATAATCAAAAAACTATCCACAAAACAACTCGAAGAGGCACAACTCCGGTTGTTCCGCTTTTTCCTTCGTCAAATGCCATAAAAAGCAATTTGATATAAATACTTTAACAAGCTTGTCATATAACAGGAGAGTTTTAATGAAGAAAGTAGAAAAGAAAATAGAGGGTCTTGCCGAAGACGTTATCGATAAGCTGACCGATGATGAAGTCAAAGCTCTTGCTACAGAACTTGAGGAGGGCGATGAGGCCGAGGTCGTAACCGAACTCACTCAGGATGATGTAGACGGCACAAAAGGCATGGACGCCAATTATAAGACGAACCGCATGTCCATTGCTATGAAATCCCTGGCTGGCATGTCCAACGACCAGATCGATTTTTTCCTCAAATCATTAGAACAAGTCGGTCACGAAGCCGACGCAATCCCGGCAGGCTCCGCGTCTCATAACGCAACCTCGATCAAAATGAAAGGCTCCCCGGACAGCATTTCGGGTATGCACGAAAGCCTAAAAGCTTCCCTCAAGGAAGACCTATCAGCCGTATTCGGTGATAATAAAGATTTGAGTGAAGAATTTAAAGAAAAGATCACAACACTATTTGAAGCCGCTGTTTCCTATCGCGTAACGGCCGCTGAACAAGTCCTAATCGAACAATACAACGAAGCTTTCACCGAAGAAGTCGGAGAACTCACCGAAACCCTCATCGGCAAGGTCGATGAATACGTTTCGTATGTCGCCGAGGAATGGCTCAAAGAAAACGAAGTCGCTGTTTCACAGGCATTGACCACTGAAATCGCCGACGCCTTTATGACCGACCTTAAGGCCCTGTTCGATAAGCACTATATCTCTATTCCGCCCGATAAGGTGGATATCGCCGAGTCTCTTGACGCTAAGTGTCATGAGCTTGAAGAAGCCCTCAATAAAACCCTTGAAGATAACATGATGCTCGTCGAAGTCGTTAAGACTTCTGCGCGCGAAAACCTGATCGCTGAATTTACGAATGGCATGACCCTTTCTCAAGGAGAAAAGTTCACGCAGCTAGTTGAGTCGATTGAATATGATGGGGATAACGAAGCCTTTCAGAAGAAGCTGGATATCGTCAAAAATAGTCACTTCAAGGAAGGAAAAACTTCGAAGACGCCTTCAACCAACATCATTACTGAAGAAATCACTTATTCCTCAGATGAAAAGCCTGAGCCGGATGAGCCCCCGAAAGACCCAACCATGCGGTATTACGTGGACGCTCTAAGCCGGACAGTTCGACACTAAATGTGTCGTTTGTATAAATATAACCAACGAACCCAATACATAGGGAGACTAATAAATGCTAGCTGATATTAATGTCGCAGACATCGTAAAAAAGTGGGAACCAGTGTTAAACTACAAGGGCCTCCCCGAGATCAAAGACGCGCATAAGAGAAATATGACGGCAATGCTCTTGGAGAATACTGAAAAGGCTCTCGAAGAAGCAGGGGCTCACTCGAATTACAAACTACTTTCGGAAGATACTCTTCCTGCCAACGCTATTCAAGCGGGTTCGGGCGGAGGCAATATCGATACGTTCGATCCTATTCTAATCTCATTAATTAGACGAACGGCCCCCAACCTAGTCGCATACGATCTTTGCGGCGTGCAGCCGATGACAGGACCTACTGGTCTTATCTTCGCTATGCGTCCTATGTATGCCAACACCACAAACTCGGCTATCGGCGAAAGCTGGTATAACGAAGTTAATACCGCGTGGTCGTCAATCACGGCAGGCTCAAACGCAGCCCCCGGACAACACCACGTCGGAACCATTCCCGGTAACAACACCGTCGCAGCCAACCTTGTTGACCTCGATCTGTATAACTGGGGTGGCGGAATGAGCACGGCGCAGGCCGAAATGCTCGGCGTTTCTGGTAATGGCGTCTTCGCTCAGATGGCTTTCACCATCGACAAGACAACCGTTACAGCCCTCTCACGCGCGCTCAAGGCTGAATATACCCTTGAATTCGCTCAGGACTTGAAGGCTGTTCACGGACTTGATGCCGACGCTGAACTCTCAAATATTCTGACAACCGAAATTCTTGCCGAAATCAATCGCGAAGTCGTTCGAACGATTAATTTCACCGCCAAGAAAGGCGCTGTCGAAAATACTACCGTATCTGGATTCTTCGACCTCGATACTGACTCCAACGGACGTTGGTCAGTTGAAAAGTTCAAGGGTCTAATGTATCACATCGAACGTGAAGCTAACCGAATTGCGAAAGAAACCCGTCGAGGTAAGGGAAACTTTATTCTTTGCTCGTCTGACGTTGCTTCCGCCCTTCAGATGGCTGGCGTCCTCGACTACACCCCCAAGCTAGACGGAAACAGTCTCCAGGTAGACGACACGGGCGTTACGTTCGCTGGCGTTCTGAACGGACGTTTCAAGGTCTATATTGACCCCTATGCTGACGGCCTCCCGAACTTCGCTGGTCTAAACTATATGACCATCGGGTTTAAGGGCTCAAGCGCCTATGACGCTGGACTCTTTTATTGTCCATATGTTCCACTTCAGAAGGTGCGGGCAGTCAATCCCGACAACTTCCAGCCGAAAATAGGATTCAAGACACGTTACGGCATGGTGGCCAACCCATTCGCCCAAGGTGCGACCCTCACTAACCAGGGTTCAATCTTGAAGGATTCAAACGTTTACTATCGTCGAAACCTTATCGTGAACTTGATGTAAGCATTACTTACATACCTAGAGAGAGGGTTCCTTCGGGAGCCCTCTTTTTTTGGCTTCTTTTCCAAGGATTATAAATAGAGACACATGATACATCCTAAAACAAACAAAGACCACTCCCACCAAAGAAAGCGAGTCCCAATAATGGGCATTTCCCTGGAGTCTACGCATATTACATCCCTTGAATTAGATACAAAAATCGCATATCTTCGAGACTTGATCGCAGGGTTATCAGAAAAAATTGCGTCGAACGGCACGCTTATCTGTGAACACGAAACCCGTAATCTTGAACGATTTCGAGCGCAAGAAATGGCCTTAGCGGCGGCTATGATGGCGTTGGAAAAAGCCAGCGATGCAACAAAAAACGCCGTTGATACCGCTGTCACTCAACTTGTCGCTGAAAAAGAAATTCGCTACAATGAACGGTTCAACTCACAAGAAGTCGCCCTAAAAGCCGCAATGTCCGCATCTGAGAAAGCTATCATTGCGACTAAGGACGCTCTCGATACGGCTATGATCGCCTCCGAAAAAGCTATCACCAAAGCCGAAATATCCACCGAAAAACGCTTCGAATCAATCAATGAGTTTCGAGCGACGCTATCTGATCAACAAGATACCTTCGTGCGCAAGACCGAGGTTGATTTTCGGTTTTTAAGCTTAGCAGATAAAGTAGAAAAAATAACAGAATCCCAGCAAGCCTTACAGAACAAAGGCGCTGGTTTTAATGCCGCCTGGGTCGTGGTGCTTGGGGCATCCACTATGATATCGACCCTTGTCGCTATCGCCTTCGCATTCTTGAAAATCTTTCAAAACGGGCAATTCCAATAATGCTAGAGTTATTACTGGTCATTATCCTCGTTATCATCATCGTTAAGTTGCTCGGCCGCTAAATAGTAAAGTCCCTATAGGACCAATAAAAACAATACCCCTCGGGGAGCCCCCGGCTCCCCTTTTTCTTTGGAGGACTACCATGACTGACGATAAGCCCCTCATCCCCGGCCTTTTGCCCATGGATGATAGTGCCCCCACTGATAGTGCCCCTTCGTCGGGTTCGGGATTCACGTTTTCCCAACGCTCCTTGAAAGCCATGGAAGGCATTCATCCCGATCTACGCAAGGTCTGCGATCTCGCTATTGAACTCACGTCGGTCGATTTTGTGATTACCGAAGGCAAGCGCAGCTATGCCCGCCAGCAAGAAATGGTTGCAACAGGCAAAAGCCAGACGATGAACTCCCGCCACCTCGTCGGATGCGCCGTGGACTACGTTGACTATCCCGGCTTCACGTATGACCTCGGAAAAGCCAAACAAATCGCGGACGCCTTTAAGTCCGCCGCCGCCCAGCTTGGTATTCTGATTAAATGGGGTGGCGACTGGAAAAACTTTGTTGATTCGGACCATATCGAGTTAGACAGATCGGTCTATCCCAATTAAACAGATCATCACTGTCGGTATTCTTTATTATATGCCAGATTATAAGCATCTCGTGCAAGAATTTTATTGGCAGACGGATGATGTGCCGCCCGAACTGCGGCGCACGCACTTATTCCTAAACTACTGGCACGATCACATCGAGGCTATCATTAAAGACGTTTTAATCTGGCAGCCCAAACACCACGACTGGCGTCGCATCGACTGGAGTTACGACGTATGATGACATTCAGACAGTTTCTCCTTCTTGAAAAGAAGAAACCGAAAAAACATAAGTGGGGAACCTTCCCCGGAATGAAAATACCCTATGGGCGCGGCTGGACCGAAAA